TGAGTTTTATGATCGGAATGACAGGATTCGAACCTGCGACATCTCGCTCCCAAAGCGAGTGCTCTACCAAACTGAGCTACATTCCGAAGTGCCTTTATTTATTTCGGTGTATAAGCATTATACCCAGGATTGGAACGACTGTCAAGCCTGCTCCGCAAAGTCCCAACCAGATTGGACTTGATGCAAGTGTTTCTACTAAATGTAACATTAGTATCCTCTCCAAGATTTAAATTCGTAATAAAAATATTGGTCTACATCATACAAACTTCCTAACGGAGCATTTACATCTTTATATGCCCATTCAGTACAAAATTCTACAATACGATGATCATGTAGAGAAGTGTGTCCCCACATTCTTACAAATGCCGATGCTACAAATCCATATCGTTGTTTGATATGTGGTTTCATTGCCATTACATTGTCTTGTGTCATAGTATCCTTCTAGTGTTCCGAAATAAAACTTTACTAAAACAAAAGGTATAGAAATGAATAATACTTTTATTAGATAGGTAAAACAACCTGTTCTTTTACTCCATTATTAAGTAGTGGAGACTTTAGGACTTCCCATTTTAGATATACTACAGTATCCACCATCCACCAAAATGCAATAGTACATAAAAAAATAGTGAGTACAGTTGAGGCAATACTTAAAACCAAATTAAACTTCTTTGCTTTGAAATGATTAATAACTGAAAGTGCCATAATTAACAATAACACTTCATATGTTATAAAATTATAATAACTCATTTGATAACTCCATTGCAGTGAGGGCAAACCCACCCTTCATCAGAAAATAGTAAATTAGAATGAAATGCCCCAGATTCACAAAATTTTTTAATTGGATCACTAATTTCATCATCAATCAAATTGCCGTGACAATGTGGACATTCTCTTAAAGTTAGTGAATAGTTCATTGTGGATATGCGTGAGTAAGTCCCCATCGGATAAACAACCCAATGGATGTTAAAAGTAATATAGAAGATATAAAAGTTTTAGTCATCTTCGTCATCCTCATAACTAGAAGGTTCCTCAAATAATTCTTCCATTTTTAATCTTTGAATGCGACCATAAAGTTCGTTGTAATCTTCATCTGGCATTTGATTGAAATTCACAACCATTAATCCGTCTCCTTTTTTAACTCCTTTCATTTCTGGATGACCCTTAACCTTTGGATTTTCTCTATATCCATGAGATTCATGTATAACCATCCAACCTTGTATAAACATTGATATTGCAATAATTAATAAAACAAACCAGGGAACTAAAAAAATTAGTTCAGAGTAATTTTGATCCATGGTAGTAGGGGTGGAATCACCCCAACGAGTCTTAGAAGTCCCTCAGCAAATAAAGAAAGAACCACCCAACCGACGCACATACTAATGATAGAAGCATTACGGTTGTGTCGTCGTATTGCAGCATCGATCATCTCCTGAACTTCAGAACGGCTTATGAATTCATCTTGTTCGTGCATCATTTCTCATCTCCAAGATATTTTGCAAGAGGATCTCTTCGTGTTTTAACAATTTCAACTGCTCTTTTATAGAACATATTGTCAGTATTACCAGAAGATTCAAAAGTTGCTTTAATTTTCACCCAGTTCTCATAAGTATGCTGATCCATGGGTTTTGCGCATATTACTATTATATACTAATTGCACAACTTCAAACATCAATAATTGTGTTTAGTTCGTAACACTGTTAAAGAAATTGTTAAGTTCGTAACCATTTAAACGGAAAGGGTGGGATTCGAACCCACGGATGCTTTCACATCGCTAGTTTTCAAGACTAGAGCCTTCAACCACTCGACCACCTTTCCAATAAGTCCTCAACGGATTTCAAAGTCCAAACGCTTTACTTTGCGTTGGCGTCTTGCCTCTTGCCAAGCAATATCTTGTGATGTCAGAAAGTTTTTTTGTTCTTTCTGAGTAGAGTTTACCATAATAACTCTACTTAAGTCAACTGCAGACACGTTATCACCTCTCACAGTCATCATATTTGGACAACCACAGACTTGAATTTTATTTGTGCTTGCAATTTCTTTATTGCAATCTCTACATCTTACGATAATCATTGTTCTTTGTCCTGTTCATTGTAAAAATGATCTTAACATCCATACATTTTTTCCGTGAGATTCAATCAAATCTTCTACAAGATTTGTTGTTCCTCTTGATCCTTGCTCGTCTGCCTCTTCAGCAACTTTTGAAAGTAAACTAACTAGAGTTTCATTATCGGCAAGAAGATCTCTAACCATTCCCATATCATCAAGAGAATTATTTGCCTCTAAGATGTGAGATACTTCGGTAATTCTTGTGAGAGTACTTACTGGTTTGATATTTAAATATCTCATATGTTCGGTGAGACGATCAATCTCCTCAAACATTTCTTCGTATTGTTTTCCAAATACTTTATGAAACTGATAAAACTCCGATCCAACTACATTCCAATGATATACCCAAGTTTTTTGGAATAGCATAAAAAGTGTTGCCTGAGCATCAGAAATTAACTTATAAAGTTTTTCCATTCTACTCTTTTTAGAATATTTATGCAAGTGGGCAATATCGGATTCGAACCAATGACCGTCTGCGTGTAAAGCAGCTGCGCTACCGCTGCGCCAATCGCCCAAATGAGTAGTGAGTGCCCACCACTCGCGGAAGACACTCTCCGCAACGAACGGGGGTGATCAAGTCCCCGACCTAAGTAAACTTAGGATTTAGTGAGTCGGATATGATGATCCCGACTCTTATGATAGAATCGGACATTTCCAACCCTATCAACTGGGGCGGCAGGGATCGAACCTGCGACCTAGATGTTAACAGCATCCCGCTACTACCGCTGAGCTACACCCCATTACGTTGTTCTTCATGTATTTCTCGATGACAGTTAGCACATACAAGAATACATTTATCTGCTTCTGCCTTTTGTTTTTCTATGGCAGCAGTGGTTCCAAGGTTTTTAGATTCCTTAGTAGTGGGATCAAGATGGTGAAACTCTAAAGCAGCAATGCATTTATCGTATCCACATCGTTCACACTTACCACCTTTATATTCTACTAGAAGAAGTTTGTTTTGCTTACGTCTTTTGATGACGCTTGCTTTATTTGCTTCTCTACGATCAGCATACGTTCTAGTTTCTTTTGTCATTTGGTAGAAGTTTTATTGTTCTACCATTATTTATAGAACCCGAAGGTTCAGAGCGGAGTATCGGATTCGAACCGACGACATCTAACTTGGAAGGATAGCGTTCTACCACTGAACTAACTCCGCATATAAGACAATCATAAACCATTTAGATTTGATTGTCAAGTGTCGTTGAAAGGACTTGAACCTTCACAGATTAATCTACTGGAACCTAAACCCAGCGCGTCTACCAATTCCGCCACAACGACAAGGCGACTCAGGAGGGACTTGAACCCCCGACCAACTGCTTAGAAGGCAGATGCTCTATCCAACTGAGCTACTGAGTCATTACTCATTTATCATATCAGTCCTTAGGGCAGGTGTCAACCCAAGGAGCACAGATTCTCATAGGAGGTGCCAACTTTTTACATTCATCAGTATAGCACACAGTCTCATTATTTTGTTCTTCCACATATCTTGGTTTATATTTTCGACTATAATCGGAAATAATCCGATCATACTCTGGTATTACATTATCAATTGCTTTATTAACATCCCTTTCCACTCTACGTTTTACTTTGTCAGGGTCTTGAATAATAATCTGGTTAATAGTAGTTTGTGGGAAATACTTTCTTTGAACTTCGTCAAGTATGTCCCAAAGATTGTTTTCATGAATTCCCGTGCATTGTGAGAGTGTTGCAATGATAGAAGATAATACAATTCCTATAATTGCATATTGTTTTATATTTGATTTTTTATTTCCAAAGTTAAAATTAAACATAAAAAAGGGGGAGTTCTGCAGCACTCCCCAATATTTATCAAATACTATAAAGTTGCATAGCAGATGTTAGCGACTCCTTGCCCTGGGTGAGCAATAGAAGAGAACGCACCGTAAGACAGGTCAAGGTCTCTACCACCTACATAAGGTCCTCGATCATTTACACGCACAATTACTGATTTACCATTTGATTGATTTGTCACTCTTAATTTAGTACCAAATGGTAACCACCGATGTGCTACTGATTTTCCGTAAGCATTATATCTTTCACCGTTAGCAGTTGTCTGCCCATGATATCCATCACCGATTCCATAATGTGATGCGAGGGAACATCCGCTCGCTGCCTTTGCTGTTACGGGTGCCAATCCGACTAGACCAAAAGCAAGAATTGAAAGTGTTTTTAAAAGCATTAATTTGCATAGAACTCTACATCCCAATAGAGAAAACGCACTTCCCCTTTCTCAAGGGGCAATCTCCTGGGCTCTAAATCGCACTCAAAGTCTCATAATAAAAAAGCAATCTTTTTTAAGAATTGCTTAAACATTATAAGTGATTATTTAGGAATTGTCAATATACCTTGTAGGTAGAAGAAGAAAACCACATAAAACAGAAAGATCTTAGGGTTTCAGTATCTAATTCTGGTAATTTCCATAATTTATTTTTATGTTTGAAAAAATCATATTCAACCTTTTTATCATAAATATCATGTTTTAAGATAAACTTTTCTAAAGGCCAGAACCATAAAGTATCACACTCAATATTATTTTGAATGTGACACACATTGTTCACAATTTCTTCTTCAGTTTCATTTTCATAATGATCCAACAATAAAGTGTCACACTTACCCACATACTCGGAAGCATCACAATTTATTATTTCTACATGGTCTAGAAATGGAGATTTAATATGCTTATGATAATCAATTAAATTACTATCATTTTCAATAATAGTAATTTTAGAAACCTCCGGTTTAGTCAAAATCCAATTTTCTCTAACTCCAAATCCAAGTCCAGTGCAAATACAATGACCTTTAGCAAGAGAATAGTGAGAATATAATTCATAAGCAGACACATGAGTGTTATAATCATATGCCATCCACCCAATATCTTTTAAAAATAAAAAATATCCATTATTTTTTCTTACAATCTTAAGATTATCATCATTATATTCAACAATATCTGGTGGAGAATAATTGAATTTTTTTAAAATTTCTAACATTTTTATTTTTTCAATTTATATCAAGTTTCAGGTTCTAAGGAGACAATCTCAAGTTCATCATCTTCTGGATCAATCCATTCATAAAACTCTGCAAGGATAGCACGAGAATCTGCTTTTGAAATGTTTTTATCTGCGGCACGATCAAGAGACCATTCCCTTACGTGAGCAACAATATCTTCAGTCGTTGCGTTCATAATAATCTTTTCGGTAATACCTTGAGAGGATGTTGCTATTGTAGAATGCAGGTTCTCCGTTGTCAAGGGACTCTGTGAGTACATTATTCGTGAAGAGTTGTCTTGTCTCTTCGTAGTTTGTTTTGCCCTTTGTTTTATGTAATGATAAGATAATTCTACTAAAATTCTCTCTACCAAATTTGATAATGTCTTCTTTAAGTTCCGGACAAGACCCATAGTATTTTTTCCAATCTGATTCTGATTTAACTTTACGACTCTTACCTTTTGGGGTTCTAAATTGCCAAAAATATTTTCTACCTATGTATTTTCGATCATTTAGTTTATTCTCTATTAAATAAACAAATCCAAAATAGTCTTTGATATCTTTAGACTCAAAAGGTTCTTCATTATAATACCATGGATTAGTATAACTGCAACTCATCTACATAATCAAGAACTTTATTAAGATATTTATGAACGAGTTCTTTCTCTCCAGGATACATCTGATCTCGATCTACTTGATGTTTAAGTTTAAATAATTTTGCTTTAAGAGCGTAAATGTCTGTAACGTGTATCATAAAAAAGAGGAGGGGTTACCTCCTCTATCTATAAGTTTTAATTCGATTATTACAATTTAAAACCACTAAATGTGTCCTTTTTCACATCTTGTTTAATTCCACCGACTACATAACTTTCTACTTCGGTTTCCTGGGGAGCCACCTGGAGTCCTTTAGAAGAAATCCAGTGCTGAGTCCAAGGAAGTGGATTATTGTTTGCTGAAATATCGTATTGAGGTTTTAATCCAATCGCTTTTAACCTTCTATTAGCAATCCACTCAACGTATTGTTGAAGAAGTTTATCGTTAAGTCCAATCATGCTACCATCTTTGAACAGATAATCTGCCCATCGTTTTTCTTCATTTACAGCACGATTAAACATCTTATATGTCCACTCTTCCTCCTCTTTCATAATTTGCTTCATTTCAGGATCATCACCATCCCTCCACTTATTCAGAATATTCTGAGTAATAGCTAGGTGTTGATTTTCGTCTCTTGCGATAAGAGAGATGATCTTAGCGGATCCTTCCATAAGCTTAAGTTCACCAAAGGCGAAACTACAAGCAAAACTAACGTAGAAGCGAATACCTTCAAGAATGTTAACGTTTGCGATTGCTCTGTATAATTTTCGTTTAACATCATTGAGACTCTGTTGTGCATATGAAACTTTTTCAAGATTGTGCATCCAAGTATTGGATGAACCATAATCTTGTGCGGTTTGAATAAAGTCATCATATGATTCTGTAACGCTTTTAGCACGTTCCAAGATACGTTCATCATTGATGATCATATCAAACACTTCACTTGGATCAGAATAGATATTTTTGATAATATACGTGTATGAACGACTATGGATCATCTCCATAAACCCCCACACTTCCATACATGCTTCCAACTCAGGTAATGAGCAATATGGAATGAAAGCCATTCCAGGTCCACGACCCTGAACAGAATCAAGCATAATTTGATATTTCAAATTTGATGTATAAATGTGTTTCTGTTCAGGACGTAAAGTTTGATAGTCACCACGATCCTTCTGAAGAGACACCTCTTCGGGTCTCCAGAAGTATCCTAATTGCTGTGTAGTCAGTTTATCGAAGACTGGATATTTGTATGAATCATATCGTTGTATCCCAAGAGGTTTTCCAAAAAACATCGGTTGTTTTTTTACATTCACTTGTTCAGTGTTAAAAACCGTCATCCCCTTGACTTGTGTTTGTTCTTCTGTTAAAGAAATTTTAAACTGCACAGGATTCACACTCTCCCTCCTCTACTGAACTTAACTCACTTAGCAAATCTTGAAGTTTGGGTTTCTCTTCCACCACCTCATCGGTTTTAATATCGTAGGTATTTTGATAATAGGAAGTTTTCCACCCATACTTGTATGTAGTCAAAAAGTCATTTGCCATTACTGAAGTTGGGACTTCATTATCCGAATAATTTTCTGGGTTATAGGACCAGTTTCCACTAATCGCTTGATCGAAGAATTTTTGCATAACAGCAACAATATGAATGTACCCACGATTACTAGGCATATCCCACAAAAGCGTATAGTTGTTCT